ACGGCAGATCAAGAAGATCGTTAAGATCGGCACGTGTTACACGCGTACGCTCGATGACGGCAGCGTCTTCAATATCTGCGCACCCCGGCGTCCACCACAGGTCAAATGGCGAGACGCGCTGCCAGAAAAGCCGTGGCTTCTGCTTGATCGTGGCTTTGCCGCCGTCCCAGACTACCGACGGCACGATCTTGACAACCGGCCCCTTGATGCACGCAAACGGAAACATCGGTAGATCAACCAAGAAGGCCGCAAGCGCCTCATAGAACTTCCCCTCGCTGAGTATCTCGTCCATCTTGTCTTCGGCAACGGTGGCCTGTTTCTTGGCGCGCTTCTTGGCGTTCTGCCGCGCCGCCTCCATCAGCGAAAAAGTCCTGTCACGTATCGCCGAGGCGTCGACTTGCTCACCCGCAGCAGCTTGGTGCTGGGCTTCGGTGCCGACCAGCTGGGAGATGGCCGCGATGATCTCGGGAGGTATGTCAGGATCATCCGGGGGCTCCAAGCCCCATGGGCGTTCGTTTGACAGGTAGACGTCGCGGAGCAGGGATGAGGCTCCACGGCATTTCATGGAAATCAATCTTGCGTAGACTTCCGATCCTCCGAACTGCTTGATCTGCTGCAGCTTGTTCGCATCATACTGGCCATTAAACACTCGCAGGCACGAAAGGAGGCGTTCGCTCCATCCCGCAGCAGCATTGTTGCGATGCTGCTTAAAAGCTTCGAATTCAGACCGGATGAAACCCGCCAGTGACGTAGCGACCGTTTCAGGCACGTTGACGGCTTTCGCACGTTCTTCATCCTGCGTCTTTAAAGCGGCGTTGAGCTGTGCGGGGGGAATAACCCGCAACACGCCGCGCCCCTGAAAGGCGTTAGGAGATGGTGCCTGTGGTCCGAATGCCATGCTAGGGTCCATAGCACATTTCATGTTGCGTCGAGGCACACCATGAACACACTGAAGAGCCCTAGCAACAGCGATCTGGACCTTGTCCGGCTTGCGCGCGAGATTGCGATGGACATCGTCCCCATCGAAGACATCCTCAAATACTACGACATAACCGACGAAGCATGGTCCAAACTACAGTCAAACACGAAATTCCAGACTTTGCTGGGCAGCGAGGTGGAGTCGTGGTCGTCGGCGCTGAATACAAGGGAAAGAGTGATCGTCAAGTCGGCGTCGATGCTGGAGGAGTGGCTCCCGGAACTGAACGCGCGGATGCACGACAACACGGAGCCGCTTCCGGCAGTTATTGAGGCCGGAAAAATGCTGGCGAAGATCGCGGGACTGGGCGACGCGCGTGGCGAGGGGGGCGGCGCGATTGGCGAGCGCTTCGTGATTAATATCTCCATGGGGCCGCAAATCGCGCCGATAGAAATCATGAAGGAAGTTACTTCGAAAGTAACTATCGAGCACGAGGCCACGAAGTGAGCGATAGCGCACGGAGTGCAACAAGATGAAGGTGATCGATTATGTGGCCCCACCCACCTGTGGAAAATTCATGCAGTCGGCGTCGTTCGGAAGACTGCTTGCCGGGCCAGTCGGGTCAGGTAAAACTACCTGCTGCGTATTTGAATTACTGCGGCGAAGTTGCGAGCAGGCATGCGCTCCAGACGGCATCCGGCACACACGATTTGCCATCGTCCGGCAGACACTCAAACAACTTAAGGACACTGTTCTGAAGGATATCCTTAGCTGGCTGGAGGGAATGGTCAGCTATAAGGTAAGCGACAACACCGTCTATATCGAGATGGGGGATGTGAGGAGCGAATGGATACTGATACCCTTGGACTCGCCGGAAGATCAGCGTCGGTTACTGTCTATGCAGTTGACCGGAGTATGGATGTCGGAAGCCATCGAGATGCCAGTCGCCCTTGTCGATGCACTCGCAGGACGCTTAGGAAGATATCCATCGGCAGCAATGGGTGGCGCTACGTGGTTTGGCATGATTGCGGATACAAATATGCCGAGCGAGGGGAGTGAGTGGTACAAGTTCATGGTGGAGAATGTCCCGATTGACTGGCAGATTTTCATCCAGCCGGGCGGCCTTACCGAGAAAGCCGAGAACTACAACTGGCTGCTGCAGACGCCGCAGACCATGAAGCTGCCAATAGACAGTCCGGCGCGGCTGGCGCAGGGAAGGAGCTACTATGAACGACTGGCGCGCGGGCATGGGGCCGATTGGGTACTTCGCTACGTTCACGCCCAATACGGCAACGACCCCTCGGGAACTGCAGTGTTTCGGGACAGCTTTAACCGCACCTTCCATGTTGGAGACGACGTACTTCCCGCATCCGCACAGCCACTCATGGTCGGTCAGGATTTCGGGCGAGACCCTTGTTCTATCATCGGTCAGCTGGACCACAAGGGACGATTGCTGGTCCTTGAGGAAGTGATCGCCGAGGACATCGGGCTGGAGCAGCACATCGAAAAAGCACTGCGCCCGGCACTGTTGCAGGAGAGATACTTCGGCAAACCGGTCGCAATGGTGGGAGACCCGAGTGGAATTTCAAAAAGCTCCATCTATGAAGAAACAACTTTTGACGTCCTTAAGCGAATGGGAATGCACGCATTCCCAGCTCCTACCAATGATATCGATCCGCGTCTTAGAGCGGTGGAAGCATTCCTACTCGGACAGAGGGACGGGGGTCCTGCCTTCGTCATTGACCGTGAGCGATGCCCCGTTCTGGTTCGTGCTCTTGGTGGAGGATATCGGTACGGAAAAACAAGAATGGGATTGCGGAAGCTAGCCCCCGAGAAGAACGAGTTCTCCCACGTGATGGACGCCCTTCAGTACCTGTGTCTGGCGGCGCACGGCGGCATGCAGAACATGATCACCAAGCGGCTGATGTGGCGGCCAAGGGTGGCACGGCAGAAGATGGGCGCAGGAAGCTGGACGTGACGGATATTCTGGAACGACTGCACGAACTCGCAGAGTACCCGCCATCCGACTGGGTAGAGGATATTGCACGCGACGCCTTCGCCGAGATTGAGCGATTACGTGGCTACAGGGGACACCCTACGCAGGCTCCTCTGGTTGCTCTGGTTCGTCGGTTACTAGCCCGATTTCTGCGTGCGTATAGGAGCCGTCGCACTGGTAGGCGTGGATCGCCAGAAAGCAAAGCCGGTACGCCTTCGCAAGCTCCAGAAAATGCTCCAGCACCTCCACGGGATCAGTGAAGTGGAAGGACTGCGGCTGGCTCGACATACCGCATTCGTGGCGCAAATTATGCTTGGGGAAGTCGATGATATCCGCCATTAAGGCACCGCCTGAAAATGCTGCAGGGGAGATTGCGGGTGGGTATGGTCCGGGGTGTGACGGCGTCGCGGTTTATAAGCCTGCAGCCTGACTTCAAGGTCAACCCATTTTGAAAACTCGGCGATGCAGTAGAACACCCGCTTGCCTAATTTTATGGACGGCGGTCCTTTTCGCTTGGTCCGCCACGTTGCAAGTGTCTCTTGAGAGACTTGGAGCATGGAAGCCATTTCCTGTTCACTGGCTAACCCTACGGCCGAGCGAAACTGCTTGGCGATGGTTTCGGTGCTGAAGTCTGTTACAGGGTCCATGACGACCTCCTGTTGGGTTTTGGGGACGGTATGGCTGGATGGGGGGTGGCGCAAGCGTGTATGAGAACAAAACGTGAACGTTTGGTTTTTTGAGCCCCATATTTTTTGACCCCCTAATCAAAGCCCGGCCCCGCCGCCCCCGGTCTGGCCAGTCCGCCCCCCGGACCAGGGCCTCAAAGCCCCCGATGCTAAGGTGTACCGACTGAGACGCTCCACCCTAGGATGCACCCCGGTACTGAGATGAGGCCCGGCTAGCAAAGCCGGTGGGCGGAAGTTACCCGGTGGGTAACGGTGAGTGGTCGCGGTTCGGCCTGCCCGAAGGCAACTTTATGCCATGCCCCTTTGGCCAAGCGCTAAGTCGCGTGAGGACCGCCCTTAAACAAGGTGGGGCCGTGTAAAAACGGCTGGCCCTAGGATTGCGGAGGACCGAGGTCGAGTTCGGGCCGCAGAATTGAAACCGATCTGCCACGACGTGGCGTATCTGGGTATGTAGGAAAGTTTGGGGGTCAACGGACAGGCGAGAGCTTGCGCGGCCGTTGTAACCAAACCTAAGCCGGGGAGGTGGCGCTCTCTGTTCCGCTCAGTCTCGCTAAGGCGTCGTCGCAGGGTAGGGTTTCGCTAATGACAGGCCGGGCGATCAATCCCGGCAAGCCTACGCGCCGCAGCGCCTGCCTTGTGTCACACGGGACACCGCACATGCGAGCGGCGCGACGATACGAAACGCGCACTCAGGGCGCAT